TGATTGGAAAACAGAAGCAGTATTGCGCACTCCATATTGATTTGCTGCGGCTGCTTTAACGGAAGTTGATTTTGTTGGTGGCTCAGGCATTTCTGGTGTAACTGCGCCAATAGCATCTTCAGCAAATACTGCTTCTGTTGCTGCGGCGTTTCCACCTTCTGCCATACTCACATAATCATTAATATAAACAGTACTACTTGCGGTAACACTAATGTTACCTCCTGACTCTACCTGAAGGTTTGTACCTGACAGTACACTAACATCAGATTCACCGAATATATTTAAAACACCTTGGTTAGCTTTAATATTCATATCAGTGATGGCAGTCATATTCAAATTGTTTGCTTTAATATTCATATTAGATGTAGCTTGATCCCACATAAATGGTGCCTTGCGATACATCCCAATGCCTGCTTCAATTTGCATTTCTTTTTCGGCACGTATTGATAATGTACCAGCATTTGCTTCCATTCTTATATCACCGGCACGCATTTGAATTTGCTCGCTGACATTATAATTTGATTGTCCGCCAACTGAATGACTGTGATTTCCGTGTACTATTGTTTTAAGGTCACCTGTAATTTCTTCAGTTTTGTTTCCGTCAACATATACAGTTGCATCACCGTCAATTGATACATAAGATCTGCCGCCAATATGAACGTATTGATTTTCGTCCGTAACATCAAACCTTGCTCCTGTTGCCTTTGTTACAATATTACCGCCACTCCCAATCTGAACATAAGATTGAGTTTCAGTATTAGTAATCGTAATTCTTTCAGAACCTGGTGTATCGTCAAGTTCAACTATATGGCGTGCTGATTGGATAACACGGTTATATGGATATGCTGCTTGATACCCGGGATCTGGTTCATCCCAGCTTTGTCCACCTTCAGGATCATCCGCAACAGTAACTTTGGTAACACGAGCCATTTTCTGTCCATGAAGGTGTGTTTTCTGTAGCTCTTCACCACGTTCTAATCTAGAAAGATGTGGTTGCCCTAAGTTTTCTGGTTGTGTTGCCCTAGAGTTCAATTCAGGTTGTTCTGTTATTACACCCCAACCTTTTGTTTCAGGATTAATTGCTTCATTATATTGAGTAGGAACAGTTCCGATAATAATTGGTTGCTGCGCATCTCTGCCATCAATAAACAAACCAAAAACGAAATCGTTTTCATCAGGGATTTGATTAAATAAGTCATTGACAAGACAGGTTGCCCATGGTAATGCTTGAGTCGGAACTTTATCATTCAGACCATGTACTCCAAATGCTCTTACTTGAACTCGTCCTTGTCTTTGTGGATCATCTCTATTTTCAATAACACCAATAAAGAATAAAGGTTCTCTTATGCCTACACCGTATGGAAACATTAATCACTACTCCAATCATATTTAACAAGCTCAAAGTTGGTTCTTACTCTGTCGTTTTCCAACGTATGCTTGGTTGTAAACACAAGATACCTACCTGATAGTTGTTGATGGTTATCAGAAGTACCTAAAGCATCAAATCCTTGAACTGTAAGATCAATTAATTGACCCGGCATAATATCCATTCGGCCTGTTAATGATGCCGATACTTTAGTGTTGTATAAATGGTGCCTATATGCTATTCGATTTGAAACCATATCATCAAGTCTTTGGTCAGATGCCAATTCACGCGGAGTATTATAAGGTCCGGTAAAATCACGGAATGCAAGAAACCGTGGACCGTTGTCAAACCTGAATGTTTCTTCAGCATATTCTCTGGTATGCGGGAATTCAATTTGACCTCTTCGTGCCTGGACTCCTGACATATCAACAAATTCAGCTTCTTCGGTATACTTATATGTTGATTCAGAATATTCATGGTTTAATATATCAACTACACAAACCGTACTTGTATATCCACCCGATTTTATATCTTTACCAATATCACTACCTCTTGAACCAATAGTGATATATTCAATACGATTAAGTTGCTTTTCAGGTTCTCTAGGATCATATGATGCATTAGGTGAATAAAAGAATTTTTGTATTTCGCCTTCTGCTTCAACTGATTCTTTAATTAAATATTCATCAGTCACAAAAAAGTAATCAGTTAAATTTTCAAAGAAACGATAAGTCTGTGAATTTGCTTCACCATAAGCACGTCGAGCAAGGAATAACATTGTTTCCGAGGCAGTGTAATGCGGGATAGCTAAATTGTTTAAACCGATTGTAGGTTGTACTGTAAACTTTCGGCTTTCATTTGTTACAAAATTAATCAATGGATATTTAGCAGTAGCATATGGGAATGTTCTATTTCCATCAGTATAAACAGCAGCACCAAGTGATGTAAAATAATTCCTAAACGTATATTCAGCAATTTGGTTTATTGATTTATCGGTAAACCCTTCTTCAACGTCGGGTGCAACGGCTGCCGCATATGTAACTGCTGATATAAAATGAATATTATACCGAACACCATTCATACTTTCAGTAGGTACTAAATTATTAATACGAATAACCTGGCATGCCAAATCATATTCAGTATCAAGGTCGTGGGACACAATTTTTAAAATCAATTGTTCTTCGCCAAGTAACGGTGTGTTGTCAAGGAAACCAACAGTGTCCAGGACAGCGGCTACACCACTCCATGAAGTCATACCCATCGACTGATTGATTTCAATACCATCAATCATCCCGGCGATATTTTCATCAAGGTTTGTGTATCTGTTTCTTAACGTAAATGAAACAATTGTATATGATGATGGATTAAATGCCATTTATAGTTTTATGCTTTTTACAAATTCTTTAGTTACTTGTGGTAAATACTTTTTATCAATTAAAAAGATCTCACGCTTGTTTTCGTTTATTGCTCGCTCGTTATCCCAGATACGCCAAGGTTTCCATTCTTCAGGAATAATACGTTTAATAATAATTTTACGACCTTGTTCTGTTCTGATAATAACTCGGTCTTCCTTACGAAGATAAATTGTTTCAAAACTTTCAGGTGTTAATTTGACTAGATCAACTGCCATTTATTAAACCTCCCTATACCAATAGATGATGTTCTCATCATTATCTTCTTGTGTCCAATCGACAATATCATCACCAATTCTACCTGATACATTACCGTATTTGTCAATTAGGAAATCTTTAAATTCTGCTTCCGACAAAGGCCACTCATGGTAAGGATCCATTATATTGTTTGCCATATAAACGAGCCAACTATAATCAACTGAACCGTAATAGAAATTAGCAATATCCTCGGCTCTTTCACCTTCACTAATTGTATATGGTAAATAAAGTAAAGGGTTTGTACTTACGTTACGAACGAATTGATTTCTTCGTGTAATATCACGTACCTGTTTACCTTCGTATGTTATAATTGGAAAATTTTCAAAATACTTTGCCATTAAGCTTCTCCTACTGCATTAGCTTCACCGCCGCTAATACCATAATCATTCGCAGTTTGAATTTCGAGTTCTTGAAAGGTTAATGCTATTTGAACTGCTGAAGGTTTACCACCTTTCATAACACTTGTTAATCCACCAACTTGATAATTAACAGTGAACTGTGTAACCATTGAAGTTTTATATTGCATCCAATGAGTAGGATCAATTCCTAATAAAAAGATATCTACGGTTGAAGGATATGACAAGAATGCCTGTGTAAGACCGGCAAAATCTCGTGCTACAGGTAATGTCTTTTGCTTGAACCTTTCAACAATCTTTTTAATCAAAATTGAGTCAGATTTATTTGTTGGATATAAATCAAATGTCATATTATGAGTTCTTAAATCAACACCTTCAAACGATAGTGTTTCTCTTGGGTTAACAGTATTCCCTTGTACCGTATCAAGTGTTCTACCAATGTCGCCTGGTAATTTACTACGCAAAAGGTATTGTGCTGACTTAGCGGTATCAGCAAGGCTTGATCCCATAATCGCCGATCCTGCTGCACTAATAGACATATCCGCAGGTGCACTCCTACCCATGCCCGCTCCTAATGACGTTAATAGCTGTGGTAGTTCTGAAACTTTTGAATTACCAAAATCACTAGATGCAGCAAATTCTCTAGCAGCATTAGCAAGGTATTCTGTTGTCTTATTTCTCTCAAACCCGTTAATTCTAAGGTTCGTATCATCC